TCTGACGATTTAGCCATAGTGCGAGTGAGAGAAGCAGCATGATTTAGTGTGGTTAGTTGAGTTTCTGCACTTTTGAAACAGCTAAGAACGACTAAACTGCTTAAGAATATGACCCCTGCAATAACATATGGAGTTCTCTTAAATTCTAAAATTTTATCTAATATTTTCATGTTAATGCTTTCATTATTAATCCTAGTGCTTGCTTTACTTCTGCTTGGTAATTAGTTAGGATAACCATACCTACACCTAAGGCAGCGGTCGGGAAACTCTTTACTGATGGAGGGGGAGGCGGCTCGACTACTTTTCGCCTAGTAGTAACCTTTTTTGTTACCATTCTTGTACTCCTTATTATTGTTATTATTGTACAATGTATTTAGCGATAAAATCGTTCTCATACTGTACAGATAAATATAATGATGCGTATAAATGAATTATTTGAAGAAATTGAGAGTGAACCAGAAGCAAAGATGCCACATCTATACCTAGATATGGATGGAGTTCAAGCAGATTTCTTTGGTGCATGGGCACAACAAAATGGGGTTTCTAGCTATAAAGATATTCCAAATAGCGAGGTAGCTATTAATGAATTAGCTAATTCTAGTCCAGAACAAGTTTATCAATTTTTTAGAGACTTGAAACCATTGACTGGTGGTATGCGTATTATCATGTGGTTAAACGACAACAAGATTCCATTCACTGTATTATCTGCTCCATTACGTGGACCCTATTCAAAAGCTAGCATAGAAGCTAAAAAAGATTGGTTAGACCAATATAATCCTGGTACTAGTCAAGGTGCTGTATTTACTGCTGCAAAGTACAAACATGCATTAAATGGTGGTGTCCCTAATGTACTAGTAGATGATTATGGTAAGTATTTAGGCGCTTGGAGTAATGCAGGTGGTATCGCAGTTAAACATGAGGATAGTAATGCTGCACATACTATCCAAGAACTTGAAAAGATTTACGGACCATTCATCCATAAAACTTGATTAGTAATCAACAAATACATTATACTAGACACATGGCTAGACCTAATCCTGGACAAGAAAGAATGCGTTATGAAGTAATAACGCAACCAAATCCTGACAATGACGATGACTTATTATTACCTATCCCACAAGCATTACTAGATCAAATGGGCTGGAAAGAGGGTGATAACATTGAGATTGGATTGGATGAAGAAGGCCGTTATATATTAAAGAAAACATGAATAATAGTTCAATTTATCCACCATTGTCGCAAGTTTATACAAGTACAGGTACTAGTATAAATACAGGAACTAGCGGGCAATTTCTAGTTAATAATGGCACAAGTCCAGACTGGGCTGACACTATTAGTGTATCAGGTCATCATACTCCCAGTACTTTAAAAGTACTGGGAGATGCTGAGTTTGAAGGAGAGGTTAAAATCAATGGAAAAAGCCTAGATAAGACCTTGACTAAGATAGAAGAACGGTTAGCGATACTACATCCTAACGAGAAACTAGAAGAAAAATGGGTAAAACTACGAGAATTGCGTAAACAATATATGGAATTGGAAGCTGATATTCTGGAAAAAGAAAAGATTGTTGAAATCCTCAAAAGATGACGGTTGACAATAAATGGGTCCTCTGCTATAATATGCTCATATTAACTATGTTTATATCCGTATGACTATGCACATGATGCACCCTGCACTATCAATGAGCGGGAAGAAGAAAGGCAAAATTAAGTTTCGCAATGCTGAGGAAGCCCGTAAACATCGGGAACTAGAATCTGACTGGCACGAACTACAGAAAAAGTGGGGCGTAGAGCAGGAAACAAAGAGACAAAAACGAGCAATGGCAGCAGAACCATTGGTCTATTCACTTGACACACCTATTGGTCGTACAAACACACATCACATCAAGAGTTTGAATACACCTCACTACGGGCCTGTATCAAGCAAACCAAACCCAGTATATACAGGAACAAAGGTTCTTGGTATTGGTACCATGCATAAAAGTAATGCTGTTCCTGTCTTTAGTGACGAGGAAGCTAAAGATATCAGCACAATGCGCCGCAACTAAAGGAGTTTAATAAACTAAAATGGCAAAAGAAGAGGGAATTAAAATGGACGGCAAGGTAATCGATGTATTACCCAATGCTATGTTCAAAGTACAGATGAACCCTAGTAATGTAATTACTGGTTACATCAGTGGTCGTATGCGTAAGAACGACATTAAAATATTGTTGGGTGATACGGTTGAAGTAGAATTCTCGCCCTACGATCTATCAAAAGGCCGTATTACACGGCGTAGATAATGCATCTAGAGGTCATCAGTAAAGACCGTGCTACAAGATTTGTCAGGGAAACGCATTACAGCAAAGTAATGCCAAAACTAACAAAACACTTTCTTGGTTGTTTTATCAACGATCCTGATAGTGTTTTTGAAAATGACAAACTAGTCGGCGTAATCACATTGGGTTGGGGAACCAGGCCACTGCACACTATTCAAAAGTTATTTGCTGGATATACCAGCGATGATTACTATGAGATAGGCAAAATGTGTATGAGTGAGGAGATGCCACGCAATAGTGAAAGTCAATTACTCAGTCTCACAATCAACTGGATGAAGAAAAATACCCCAGAAAAGAAATATCTTTTCACATGGGCAGATGGCATCGTTGGTAAACCGGGATATGTTTATCAAAGTGCTAATTTCTTGTATGGTGGGTATATCTGGACTGAAGTGTATGTTACTGACAAGAACGAGAAGATTCACCCAAGAACTATGCAGGGTTTAGGGGAGAAAAAAGAAGGTCAATCATATGGTTCTAGACCTGATTTTAATGCAAGAAAACAACTAAATCTAAGCCGTGTCTGGGGAAAACAGTTTAGATATATCTATCCTATCAATAAAACAGCTAGGAAACATCTAAAGAACAGCACAGTATCATGGGATATTAACTATCCCAAAGATAAAGATTTAATCTGGGATATACTACTTCCCGGCGAAACTAACAAAATACAATCAACGGTTATGCCGTTCGTGCAGACAGGATACTTAGAGTTGCAGAAACAGTAATGTAAACACGCATACGATAAATACTATGTTATGCGTGACATTATTACATTGCTTGAGGAAAAGAGTAAGCCTCAAGACATAGAAATCATCCCACTCAACTTCACACCAAATGAAGTTAGACCCGTACTATCCAAAGATACACTGGATTTACATTACGGGAAGTTAGCCCACGGTTATGCTGAACGCTACAACACTAAAGAGGGTGACAGAGATTTTAACTATGCAGGTGCATTTCTGCATAACACATTATTCCCGCAGTTCCGTGAAGTAAGAAACAATAACAAACCCAACGGCCCTATGTTTGGCTTTATCAATAAGCATTTTAGCGATTATGATAACATGAAGTCAGAGTTTGAAACCGAAGCTATGAAGATACAGGGTAGTGGTTGGATATATTTAGCAACAGATGGGAAGATTAAAACGATAGCTAATCATCAGGTACGCAATGATATATTGTTATTGATTGACTGGTGGGAACATGCATGGATATTAGATTACGGTAGTGATAAAAAGAAATACATTAAAGAACAATGGAAGATCATAAACTGGAATGTGATTAACACCCGTTGGGGGAAGAGTCTATGAGAGCATCAGAATTCATCACCGAAGTATTTACTAGCAATGTCTCTAGTGAAGTAGTTAGAGCAACTTCGGATTTATACACAACTAAGGCTACGATAGGTGGTCGTGTTATCGTTTTTAATGCTTCACAGTATGACGATGATGAAGGTAAATCAATATGGGAAATAGACTTTACTGAATATGAAAAGGACGGAACTGGTACAACTTTTAGAAAGACTGGTTCTGGTGGCGAATTACAAGTATTCTCATTTGTAATTGAGTCAATCAAAGATTTGATTGCTAGCTATCATCCTGATCAACTTACATTCACTTCACACAAAGCAGATGACAATAGAACTAAATTATACCAACGTATGTTGAATCGAATCAAAGTACCCGGTTACCATGCGGCACCTATTGATTCAGGTGAGTATGATGACTACTTTAAGATTGTCAAAGATAATTTAGATGAAGCAGAAGTTGCTACTAAGAATAGCAACGAGATTTGGAGACAACTTAAAGCCGCTGGATATCAATATGTTGGCAGCGGTGCTGATGCTACTGTCTTTGCTAAAGATGACACTCATGTAATTAAAATATTAATGCCAGAAGATATGGGCACCAAAGCTGAAGAAGTATTTCGTAAGTTCTATGAATTTTCAATGAGTCATCAAGATTTAGCATGTGTCCCAAGATTCAATGAAGTAAATACTATTGATATCAATGGTAAAGATTATACTCAAATTGAGATGGAAAGATTAGCGCCTATAGAAAAAGATTCATTTGTTGAAGGTTTGATTTGGTTCTTAAGTGATTATATTAACACAAATACTCCATGGGCAACAGTAGAAAGTGAATTAGCAAATCCAGAAACTTGGGAAATTTATAGTCCAAATTTTGCTAATGCCTTTGCTAAAACATGGCAAAGTTTAACACAGAATCCTGCTCCTGCAAGTAAAAAAACATACACCATGTATAGACAGCTATATAATGTAATGAAGTTATTGTATACAACAGGTACAATTAACAAATTTGGATGGGATTTGCATACGGCAAATGTCATGCAGCGAAAGGACGGACAACCAGTAATCATTGATCCGTGGTTTAGTGAAGGAACATCATAATGTTAACAGTTACAGAAAACGCAATATCAAAAATAGTAGAAGTAATACAAGAAGAGGGAAATCCTGCATTAAAATTACGCATGTATGTACAGGGTGGAGGATGCTCAGGAATGAGTTATGGATTCACACTAGATGAAGTACAAAACGAAGATGATTGGGTTATCCCAGCAGGTTCCGCTAATATTTTAGTAGATAGTATGAGTATGCAATATATCTCAGGGGCAGAAGTTGACTTTAAAGATGACTTATCCGGTAGTCAATTCACTATCAATAACCCAAATGCACAGACAACATGTGGTTGCGGTAGCAGTTTTCAGCCGGATTATGACATGATGGAGTAGACTGATTTAATCCTTATTGATAAATACATAATAAGGATTAATCATGGCAATTCCCGGAATACAAAACATAAATATAGGCTTACCTAATGAGTCAATAGGTAGCGATTCATTATTTACCGCTTTTACCAAAACTTCTGACAATTTTGACACGTTGTTTAGTTGTGCTAGTCCAACTACTAGTTTTGTTGCAGGAAACGGAATAAGTACATCATTAAGTAATGGAAGTACTATATTAAACATCACCAATACAGGTGTTACAAGTTTAACAGCCGGTGATAGTAGTATTACATTAACTAGAACTGACGGTGATATAGTTATTACTGCGTCCCTTGGAAATACCAACGGATCTACTGCGGTAGTAATTGGTTCTATCACTGGAAATACATTAGATGTATCTGAACTTATCAGTGGCAGTTTAACGGTAGGTACCTATCTGATAGGTGATGGAATAGCAGCAGAAACATACATCACGGCGTTTGGCACGGGAGGAGGCGGTAACGGAAATTATACTATAACCCCATCACAAACAATAGGATCAACTACAATAACAGGTCGATCAAATTATATTGGGGTGTCAAATGTAAATGTAATAGGTGCTTCAGGTAATGCAAGAATTACTGCTTCAGGTGGACCTATCATTAGTACTGGCACAATAACATTAGATTTAGCTAATTCCGGTGTTTCCGCAGGCACATACACTTACCCTACACTAACAGTTGATAGTTTTGGTCGTATAACTTCAGCAAATTCTGGTAACTCAGTTGGTACTGTTACTAGTATAGGATTAATAACATCAGGATCAGGAATACAATTATCCGGAAGTCCAATCACATCGTCTGGTAATATCACAATTATAAACACAGGTGTTACTAGATTAAGTGCCGGCTCAGGTATAAATTTAACAGCAAGTAACGGCAATGTTACAGTTTCTGCTGTTAATTCAGGAACAGTAACCGGCGTAACAGTTAGTAGTTCTACATTAAGTATCACAAATAATTCTATAACTACCGTAGGAACAATTGGCATAGATTTGTCACCTGACGTTCCGGTTACTGGCAAACTAACACTAAGTGGTGCTCACGTATTAACTAACGGTGGTGCAGCTAACTTAAGTGTTACTGCTGAATATTTCAGTACTACCGGAGCATGGACATCAACGTTAGCAGCAGGTACCGCAGGACAAATCAAAACATTTATGATGGTCGTAGACGGCGGTGATATGGTTACGACTGTCACTAACGCTGGATGGAAAAGTTCAGGTACAGGGACAATAACATTCAATGACATTGGAGATGGATGTACTTTACAATATATAAACAGTAAATGGTTCTGTATAGGACAAAATGGTGTGACATTTGGGTAATAAGGAATAATTAATGGCAACGTCTAATTCAGTGATAAAAATAACAGGTTTACCTAATATAGGTGGCAACTTAGCGGCTAATACACTGTTGCCAGTTGTCAACATGGATGGCGTACCTACAACACAAAAAGCTAATATACAAATTACAGGTAATTTGATATTAGGTGGTGCAGGTGGCGCTAACTTTGTACCAGCTGCATTATCTGAGTTAGCCTACTCTGTAGTTAATGCAGCACAACCCAACATTACAAGTATAGGTACATTAACAGGATTAGCAGTAATTGGAAATGTTGCCACTAGAAATTTACAAGTTAATGGAAAAATTACTAGTACAGGTAATAGTAATTTAGGCAATTCAGTTACTGCAAATTATTTCTCCGGAGACGGTTACTTATTATCTAATATTACTACTGCAAAAGAACTTGTGAACGGTGGTAGCAATGTTGTTGTAATGAATAATGGTCCAGTTACAATTAGTGTTTCTACAGTACCAAATGTAGTAAAGATAACTGATACTGGAATGAATGTATTTGGTACATTGCAAGTAAGTAGTAATGCTAACACAAGTAATTTAGGTGCATATAGATTAGTAGTAGCAACTCAAGCAGATTTAGGTAATGTAGGTAATGTTATTATTACGGGCGGTTCTAATGGACAAGTATTACTAACAAATGGTAGTGGTAATTTAAGTTGGGGCAATCCTGCTTTTGCAGTAGGGGCGACTGGCGCTACAGGTGTAGGTACAACTGGCGCTACTGGTATACAAGGAGCCACAGGATTAACTGGTGCAAGTGGATCAGGTGCTACTGGTGCTACTGGTGGAATAGGATTTCAAGGCGCTACAGGTTTAACTGGTAGTACAGGTCTAACAGGTGCTACTGGAGTAGGTGCTACTGGTTTAACAGGCAGCACTGGACTAACTGGGGCAACTGGATTGACAGGTGCTACTGGATCAGGCGCTACTGGAGTAACAGGCAGCACTGGTGCTAGTGGTTTAGTAGGTGCCACCGGCGACATTGGTGCAACAGGTGGAATAGGATTTCAAGGTGCTACTGGCGAAACGGGACTCACCGGAGCAACAGGACTTACAGGTGCTACTGGATCAGTAGGCGCTAGTGGCTTAACAGGTAGTACTGGCTTAACAGGTAGTACCGGTGAGATAGGTGCTACTGGATCAGGCGCTACTGGAGTAACAGGTAGTACAGGTCTAACTAGTAGTACTGGATTAACAGGTAGTACTGGCTTAACAGGTAGTACCGGTGAGATAGGTGCTACTGGCTTAACAGGTAGTACTGGTCTAACTGGTAGTACAGGTCTAACTGGTAGTACAGGTGCAACAGGTTTGCAAGGTGCAACAGGTGGAATAGGTTTTCAAGGTGCTACTGGCGAAACGGGACTTACTGGCGCTACAGGACTAACGGGTAGTACAGGGTTAACAGGAGCAACTGGTGCAGGAACAACAGGCTCAAGCGGTGCAACTGGTTCTACAGGTGCAACAGGCGAACAAGGTATTGTTGCTCAATCTACTGCTCCAACAGATACTAATATATTGTGGCTTGATACTAGCACTAGTGCTGTTCAAGGTGTAGGAGCAACTGGTGCAACTGGTGTAGGTACAACTGGCGCTAGTGGTGCTACAGGACCAAATGGAGCAACCGGCTTAACTGGTGCCAGTGGTGCTACTGGTGTAGGAACAACAGGCGCTAGTGGTGCTACAGGACCAAATGGAGCAACTGGTGCGACAGGCATAACCGGTGCTACTGGTGTAGGTGCAGGCTCAACAACTGGTAGTTGGACATTATCAGCAGGTACTAACACAGTAAGTATTACGGTTCCTATAAACGGTACTTACTCATTATGGGTCAGAGGAAATATTCCAAATGGTATTGTTACATATACTGCTAC